CTTGCCTGGTCTGAAACATTGATGCTCCCAACCCGCGATAGGTGTCATCCACCAGATGCAACCTGTCGTCTTCTACCAGATTCTGTGAAAAAGAAACGGCAAGCGAAAACTCAACCGGCGTGTAGGTCCGGTCAGACCCCTCGATGGGATCGTCAAAAGTTACGTTCTCACCCTCATTTTTCTGAACCGCAGCCCGTGTACCTCCCATTATCAGATCCTGTAATCCCCAGGTATCGATCTCCTTCATATTGAAGATTTGAGAGATATTGTCCGGTAGCCTGTCAAACTCCTCGTAAATCAGGGCATCTAGAAGCGGCAGCGCATCGTCCAGAAGTTGCTGCGGAAAATTTGAACGTAATGCCATGTGAGTCTCCTTTTCCTATCCGGTTGACGTGCCGGTTCCGGTTCCAAGCTGATGATTGTTGATCTTCACTACCCACCGATTGAATTCCCCGGCTGCGTTACCTGCCTCATCGGATAATCTGAAAGCCTTGAACTGCAGTGTTGCAGTCGTATCAGCAGCGCTTTCATCCAATTCCGAAGTTGAGCGACCGTTGGTGATGCCAGTGCCGACAAGATTCGTGTTCTTCATGGCATCGGTTACAGCCGATAAAGCCCCGGTCCCGTTATCTGTTTGGGCAACGAAAAGCTGATCTGGATCAGCCCAGACCGCAATCAATCCGCCGGTAGAAGCGGCTTTTCTTTCAGCCGCAATCCCGCAAAGGGCATTTCCGGCAGCCGCAATGTCGGCATCACCAGCAGCAAGGGTCAGCGGGGTTCCAACCCCGATGGCTGTATTCGCAGCCGCCAGCCTGAGATAAGTGACCTTTGGCTGTCCGCCACCCGCGCTGTTCGGATTGAGATAGGGAAGAAAACCGCTTGGATTGTCTACATTCGCCATCTTAGACCTCCTGGGACGGACCGGGCCGCTGTTTCATTGCCTTTTCAAGGCCGGTTGTTCGATTAACTACCACTGATCCTGGATCAAGTTGGCGGAGCGACACCTGCACTCTTTGGTTAGCTGACAGAATAAGATTGCACTGAGCATTGTATTTCTCATCCTCAAGCCTTTTGAAGAAAGCCGATGTCTCTTTGTCCCGCTTGCAGGCAATGGTATCGAGATACCTGATCTCCTTAGTCGCCCTTGACCGCACCTGCATGGAAGGAGGCCCCCCCCATGTTTCCCCGGCATAGTTCTTCTCAGAGACCGGCTCATATCCGGTAAAGGTTGCCCCGCCACCCTTTTCCACATCCTCGATCTTTTGGAAGGAATAATCGAAGTTAGGATCTTTTCCCTGAATCTGCGTGAAGGAGAACCGGCCAATCGTCTCTCGCGTTCTGGAAATTCGCTTGGTTCTCGTTTTCACAAAACCGAAAATACCGGAACCGGGAAAAAATGTAAAGGAAAATTATCTATTTTTTCCATATTTTTCAAGGACTTGCTCAATGCTTTCCTTACTCATTCCCATCTTTCTTGCCAATTCAACTTGGTGAGGATTTAGTCCTCTTGGTTTTTGTCCTCCCGAACCAGAACCCCCAAAATTGTCCTGTCTGGCATTGGCTCGCTCGTTCTCTGCCTCCAGAATATGCTTGGGAGCCGTTCTGCCTTGTTTAACCCATTGCGACCAGACGTGAGTGGCGGAATCATACAATAAATCAGTCTCATGTGGCTCCCTGCCACGATTCACCCGCTGGACCATGTCACCCTGGACTTCTTTGTGAAAGACAGGATTATATTCTTTTTTTCTCTTGTCTAGTTCGGGATACTCCTCAAAGGCTTTTGCATCCATAGAGTTCTTGTTCGTAATTTCGTCAATCAGCCGTTTTGATTCCGACCGACTTGTATCCACCACTTCTCTTTTTAATTCGCCGACCATATTTTTCAGGTCTTTTTTAGAGATAAATTCAGTCTCATCACCCTCGTCCAACCATGATTTTTTTTGCGGAGGCGGTTCATCATTGACTTCAAGAGAATCTAGTTTCTTCTCCAACGACGCAAACTTCTCTTCATCGGAGTGCAGCTTTTCTTTCAGCTTGGCATCGATATTCTTGAGCGCCTCATCAATGCCGGTCTGCGGATTTTCATCAGGCATCTTCGCCTCCTAAACGGTAAGGGTTTACATCTCTCGCCTTGAGAGGAACATCCTCTTCAAGGTTGTTTTTTTGTTTCTCCGTCTTTTTTTCATATTCTCTCGCCTCTTCCATCATGCCGTTCATCTGGATGAAGACTTGCTCAACACCCTCGATCATGGAGGTGAACCTGATCCGCTCCACTGCAATATGCTCCACCGAGCTGCCAAGGGAAAACTTCACCAGATTACCGGACCACTTCCGGCGAAGTTCCTCACAAAATTCGGCAAAGACTTTCCATTCGGGTCGTCGAAACAAGACCTCAAACTTCCGGCCCAGCTCGACTTCCTTCGGCAGACCCATTGGCTTGCTCCTTTCTTGCGGGCAGTTCCCTTGAGGTGGTAAGATTATAGGTGGTTCCACCCTGCTGAGGAGCAGTCCCGGCCTGTTCTTCATTAAAGTCTCTTCCCTGCTCGCCGGTCTGGTTGGGAAGTCCCTTGGGTTGCAAGAGTTTGAATAGCACCATATGCTTTTCCGCCGCCTTCATAATCCACTCGTCAGAATTTGGGGAGGCAAGTCCTTTCTGTTTGGCCTCGCTGTAGGATGGTTCCCGAAGCCACGACTGAAGCATCTGGGCCTTCACAGCATGATCATCCTGCATGGCCATGGGAGGCAACTGTTCCTGATAGCAGATCTGAAGCTCCTGATAAAACGTCATGGGTTTCCCGATAAACAGCGGCATGTCCAGATAATCGTCGGGGTCACGATTGTAGCTTTTCAACCAGTCCGCATACGCCTTAAAAAGAGCCTTCGGCCCCACAATCCCAAGCTGTTGTGCTATGGACGGGCTATTCAACATTCCCAAGATATTGGTTGCCTCAGATTTCAGAACTTCATCCGAGCGAATGATCGAGACAACATCAATTTTCAGATCGAACTGGGAATTGATCCGCATGGCATCGGAAATAACCCCGATCTGAAAATCCAGATCCTTTTCAGGCCGGATGAAATCATTTATCGAGGCCCCCAACACCTTCATCTTCACCGCAGGCTCGATTCTCCAGTCCAGATCGTCCAGAATCATCCGGGTCAGCTTTTTCCAGCTATCCACACATCCGTCCACAATGGGCCTGAACTCCTTGTCCATCTGCTGAAGCAGGGAAATGACCCCGGAAGTAGAGCGGGTGGGCCCGACCGTTGACGGCACAATGCCTTGCTGGAGGGAGGACGACGAGGCCAGTCTTTCGGCATAATGCCACAGCCTGTCCTCTTCCGCTCCCAAAACCACGGCATTGGTCTGAAAATTCAGCACCCTCATGTCGGTCGTCTCGTCTGTGGGAATAAACTTTCCCGGCGCGATTCGGATCGGCTGGCTTTTCAGCGAAGAGGAAGCGCGGTAGGTACCGAAGGGAGCTGTTTGCAGGGCAAGGTAATTAAGCCGCATGTTGTGCGTAAGGTCCATCTCCTCATTGAGCGGCCACATGAACTCCGGGATTCCCCTTGCATAAGCCTGACGCGGCTTCTGAAAACAGTCAAACTTGAAAAGCGGTCTCATGCCGGAGCGGGAAACCCGGTCCAGATAAGTCTGCTTGATCATGTTTCGTTTGGAGGAGCGGGTTACAATGATCTCCTCGTCGATATTATCCCCGTCAATGTCATAGGTGCAAAAGGCATGCTGGATAAGTCTTGGGGTCTTGTCGTATGTCACCGTATCGGAATTGTAGCCCGACAATCTCTCCCGTTGTCTACTTACCTTGGAACCCCTGGTCTGGGATGAAGTAGAATAAGTGCTGGCCTGTTCGTCGATGACCTGCTGCGCCTTTTCCTTGTCCCATTCTCCCCGTTCCACCTTCTGATGAATTTCCGAGGTGCTCATTTCCGTTTCGATAATCACACACGGGGGAAAATCCAGATCCGAAGAGCCGGGAATGAAATTTGGAAAATAGGCGTTCTCGAACGGAATGGACCGAAGCCTGGTTCCCTCAAACACTTTAACCACTTTCAGCACTTCTTTGTAGGGTTTGACTTTGGTGGATCGCTTTTCCATTTCCTCACCGGTTTCTAGCTCCGCGCCGGATTCACGGTTCTCTCTGACTTGGGGAGCCAGATCGGTCATTTCCCTTGCAAGCTCATTCGGCACAATGTCCATCGCCTTTCTTTCCTTCACATACCAGTCCTTCATGCCGATACCGAACCCGACCGTTGCCGTATCGTAGAAGACCTCCCTGGTGAAACTCCTGATTCCCTTGTACTCGTTAAGATAGTCCCAAAGATACCAGTCGTAGAGACGACGGATCATCTTAGCATGATCCTCGTCGAATTCTTCCCGCCCGGTAAGCTGGATGGCATCTTCGGAAGCAAAGATATTATACAGCCTCGCGTGATAAGTTTTCACCATGATGGCGGTGAGCGGCATGTGATTGTTTGCCGATTGGCCGATAAAAAGCGGCTTGCCGTTCATGCGGGCATAAACAGTGCCCCATTGTGTGCTGACACAATAGGAAGGCCCCATATAATTGATCTTCTCAACCCTGAAATCATTTGTCCTTTCGTTGATGTGAACACTGACAGTATAAAACGGCCTGTTGCCTCCGTAGGCTGGCCTGTTTCCGATCTTGCAAGGCTTCGTCAGGGATTTTCTGATGGTTCCCCATTTTCCAATCTTGACCAGAAGCTCTTGAACATCCGAAGCAAGAAAGGGAGAGGATGTTGCATATCTCCAATGATTTCCCTGTTTGTCGCCGTCTCCCTTCATCATCGCCTCAAACATGACTTTGAGGTATGGCATTGGAGCCTCCAGCAACGGACGGGGAATGTATCTTGTTTCTTGCGGCCCGGCAGAGGCAAAAGCAGTTCTCCACATGTTCGGCACTTTTAGCCTGACATATCTTCCGCTCTTTCCTTCATGCCACGGAAACGGAAGTCTGTTACAAAGGGCAATAATTTCCGCAAACTTTTCTGGATTGGCTTTCTTGCTTTGGGAGATCTCGATCCAGCCATGAGTTGACTGACACCACGAACCATCAGCCAGATACCAACCCCACAACGTAAACCAGTCCTGTGGCTCAACCCCTCCCGGCAAGTGTGGAAGCTCCCCGCCAACGTACTCGCCATTTCTCGGAAGACCCCATTTCTTTTTTTGTTTTTTGAATTTTGGGTCAAGAAATTTTCCGGCCGTTTCAAAACAATGGCGATTCGGAAGTTTTCCGCTTCTTTCGTCAAGAAGATAAATCCGGTGACCCGGAGTCACTGAAATATCCAGGCCCGTATCGTTAAAAAACCGGACCGAGAATGGAGTCGAGGAATAAGCCCATACTTTTTCGACCGCCTTGAAACCGGTCTCTCCGGTTTTTGGGTTTCTGGACAGAACCTTGTCTTCGAGAGTCACGTTCTCAACAGCCACCCATCCTCTTTTTGTCAGAAGATCAGTGCCGGGAAGGAAACAACCGTCCCACGGACCCTTGCGATTGAAAGTCACAAAATCATCCCAGTTATAGAGATACTTCATGTGCCGGTTATAGAAATTGCTCCGGGCAATATCGATGGCCTCGATCTTGTCATCGATCCACAGGTTCAGGTCCGTTTCTTTTTGTTCGTCGAGATCGATTTCCAGCCGCTCAATGAGGTCAAGCATGAGGTCTCCTAGTAAAGGGGTCCGGGATCGTAAATTTTCGCAATCCCGGAGTAGTCCGGTCTTTCATTCAGGACGTAGCGTAACCCATCACTCATTTCATCATTCTTTTTTTCCGGCTCTTCCAAAACCATCGATGAATCCCTCGACTTCCGGTAGATCTGTAAAGTCAACTCGCGGTGAGTTCTGACACAACTCTCGAAGACAAACAGCTTGTCTTCCTGGAAAAGCTGGTTGATGAGAAGAATCCCGGAAGCCTTCAGGTTTTTCTTCTGCGCTAGCTTCGTACGGCATCCTTCCAGTTCAAGAAGTTCGCGGGCAGAGACCCGCCCCCATCCATCCTCCTGGGCGCTGGTGTCGATGAGTCGTTCCACAACCTTGTATTGGGAACCAACATCGAGGATATATTTGCCGAGTTCGCCAATCGTGCATTTAAGATAAATCTCATTGCACACATATTTGATTCCTTCAGGAGAAACTGCCAAAAATAATACCGCGTGTGGCTTGTTCCGATGAGGATCGATACCGATCCAAACGGGCCAATGAGGGGGAATGTCAAACGGTACAATTCGGTGACGGGCCGGATCGTAGGTTTTGAAAACTCTTCCAGAAAGGTGACGAAATCGTCCATAGCGTCTGGTTTCAATCTCGTCAGGGGTGAGATGCTTGAGAAATTCTGCCCTGGACTCGCCGGAAATTCTGAAATTTTCATCGCCGGTTCCCTCAATGACCTCGATCTCCTTATCCTTACCCCAAATGCCGGGAAGATACAACTCCTCATACATCCACGGCTCGGAAAGCGGCGTGCAGGTATAGGAAATCGGCCCCCTGGATTTCATCAGCCCGCGACGCAGCCCAATGAAAATCTCTCTCCGGCTCGGCTCGTCCAGCCAGGCATGATCGATGGTGGTTCCCTCAAACACAATGTCCTCCTGCTCGGCAGAAAGAAGGAACGAAACAGAACCAGAAGACCATATTATCTTGTACGGGGTGCCACGGGTGTTATTCTTAATCTCCAGTATGTCCTTCGAGCCGGTCACTTCCTTGAGCTTCGGAAGGATGTCCTTCTCGATCCCCTCCGAGTGAGGCTTCGCCGTCACCACGAAGCCAATGTTCGGAATCGGTATCTTTCGATACGGATGAACCCCCATCGCCAGACACGCATGGTCCCAGGCTCCGACATGCGTCTTCCCTTCCTGGTTTCCGACCGTTACGATTCTTATTCTTGCCAATGACCGGATGAACTTCTCCTGAAATCCCATCTGCCCCTTCCCCGGATTCGGCTGAAACAACTTCAGCTTGTTCTCCTCCAGCTTTTGCTCCCTCTCCAAAAGCTGCACTAAAAGCTCTTCCTTCATCTCCCGCGAGACCGAGCTTTGAAACAAGCCGCTTGATGTCATGATCCAACTCCTGTTCGGATTTCGAGGAAACCTCGACGTGCAACGACACCGACCGATCCACCGGCTTCCCTAACGCCCGATTGCTGATGACCTCCGCCGCCTTTAACCGGTCCGAAGAGTGATATGCCAAATACATCTCCAATACCGTCGCCTTCGCCGAGTCCAACGCGAACTTCGCATACACGTCCTGCGCCCGATGACACCCCCTAAACCTCCCCAATGCCCTCCGAACTATCCCACGCTGATACCTCGCCAAAGCTACCTTGTCCGCTAAACTCTCCTTCTCCCCCTCCGTGGGCGCCAAAACCTCCTCAGGATCTACCGACCCGTCCTCCACTACATGCCTCAACCGCTCCAACCGCTCCCTCATACCCTCCAAATCATTCCCATTCCCTCTTCCCATCACCTACCCAATACCACCCAACTACCCTCCCTGTCCACCACTTCTATCAACTCTTCCAATTATACAGCTATAATCGGAACTGTTACCTTGACCATTCCAATTATACAGCTATAATCGGAACCGTGTCCCGCTCCATCCGCCCCAAAATCCGCAAATCTAAAATCTTCCTCCTCCGTGAACTT